GTCAGGTCCACCGGGCTCCCTCCAAACAGATGGAACCGTACTAGTACGGATCCCCTATAAGGGTGAAGCTCTGTGTCCCAGTAGTCTCTTGCCCCAGACCACCTACCTTAGGTGACGTCTGGTCAGTCTGCAACGGAGAGCTATTTCTAGCTTGCTCGGTTCTGAACTGAGCCAGGGCCTTCTGAAGGTTCCTGATCCAATGACCCCCTTGACGACCATCCGAAAAGAATGGAAGTCCGGGAATTGTGACACCTAAAGTTTTGGCTATAGCCAAGACAGTAGATCGCATAGGGCCGTAGATTGATTCGGGTTTCCGAACTACTGACCTTACTTTCAACCCCCCTGGACCTCTGCTACCTGGACGGTTAAGTTTAGGATCTTTTGATCCTTCACCGTTATAGTCCAGGTTGGCGTGTATAGATTGTGAGAAATCATAGTCTATATACTCCGAAGCAGAGTGCGCTAGTGAGTATAGATTTAACCAAAAGCCTAAAGGATTAATAATCCCCCATGGCATCTTGGTTTCTAACTCAGGTTGCGCGTCTTCAGGAGGTTCAAAGTTAAAGTCCACATTGGACACTTCCTCGTCATACTTGTACAGCTCAGCTGTACGACGTAATGCCGTAATTCGCTCTAATGCCTTCCTGTTGTGCTCGTTAAAGCACTCCATTAGGTAATAGGATGCGAACATTGCACTCGGAGCTGTGAAAGTCATAGCTCTGATAGTAGGGTATGCGAATTGATTTTCGTATCCTTCTACTAGAAGTTTAGTAAGACGTGAATGCCACATAGTGGCTTCCTTCTTATTCAACCGTGCAATAGGATCATCAGCCTGCTCTACCAATTTCTTGATAGAGTGAGATCCAGGGCCCATCATGGGCCAGGGGTCTCCAGGCATCAAAGTATTGGGGTCAGATCCTCTAGCAAGAGGTGTCTTTCCTTCGAGTTCTCGCTCAAATAAAGCTTGTTCTCGCTCCCATCCGGGAGGGTTCTTTGGTGTTGGTGATCTTTCGGTATGTTCCACATAACGCAGACCTGGTTCATCTTCAAACGACTTTAAGACAAAATCGTCGTCTGGAATGAACTTCGGAACTGATTGTGGGAACTGACTTGGTTGTGGAAACATGTCCTCAAGGAAAGGTTTAAGAACCGCGGTCCGTTCGGACTGTGGCTCAGAAACTTTCCAAGAGAAAGGTTTCGGGCACTTAGCTTCGAGTTTTCGTAGATAATCTACGACCTCCCTACTAAGATGAGCAATCAACTGTGTCACTACCTCTGCTTCCGATACTGGTGGAAAGTTAGGTTCAGGCTGCGAAGCCGAAAACTTTAGATCGAGAAGTTTCGCTTTGTCCTCCTTTGGGAGAATCAAAGCAATCCAATCGATTAACTGACCTATTCTTAGATCCTTAAGCTCTTCTCGAGCAAAAGGATTAAGAAGACAATACCGTATCAGATTCAGTAACAAAGGTGGCCGTTGCCCAGACATCTCAGGAACCATCTGTCTCCACTGAACAGGAGTGGCAGCTTTACGAAGTAGAGCTGAGTTTACATCCTTAAGAGATGTTCCAAACCTAGCGAGTATCCGTTTGGCGTACTCCCAACGATCGACCCAAGTTGTTGATGCTATCTCTTCCTTAAGTGATAGAGGGGAAATATTGCCTTTAGGATGGAAACGCTGGTTAGCAAATTCAAAGCAGTTAAAATCTGACTGCAGTGACTTCGCTAAACCTATGGTAATGGAGAATTGATCACAAATATCCTGGTACTGTTTTGCAACAGCACTAGAAATACTTATGTCAATGTCATCTCCCAATACTAGGTAAGTGGAGAACCACTTGAAACCTGGTTTAGGCCGGTTCGACGAACCAACTCTACCAGATTCACTAGTAACCGCAGCAATTGTATTTCTTTGAAGCTCTTCATGCGACGCACGATAAGCAGCAAATTGTACAAGCGCGTGGTGGACCATAGCCATTGATGCCCAAGATGACAGAGCCCCCATTGGCTGTCCGGTGTTATACCGAACAGTCTCTGGTGACCCTGGTAACTTCCAATCGCGATCAGTTAGTATTGACGCCCACAGGTCAGCACGTTCTCTCCCATTTTCATTATTAGGATTATCCGAAGCTTTTAGCAACGGGCCTAACACCTCTTTGTAGAGGAGGAGAGGAATGCTGTCTGTTGCCGCTTTGAGATCGAAACTCCAATGGGGCTTAAAGCCCTTCTTGTAGTATGAATCAACTACTCCTTGTTGATCAAAAGTCGCGTCGTTTGACGCTAACTTCGATAACAGTCGGAATAGATGTTCATGAATCGGTTTCATTGCGACTTGGGTCCAATAATCAGCAATCGCGACTATACGGACTTTACCAGCGGCTTCTTCTATTGTATGCAGCCGACCTAGTATAGGAACAGGAGAGTTATTATCTTCAGATACGATTGTTCCTTTCGGAACTCTCGTAGCCATCCAAGGAAGGCCAAATTGCCAACCCTGGGATCCTAACATGTCTTTAGTCACTTCTTCATAATGACCCGTTTCAGGGTTAATACGAGCGAAGTGGCTCTCGAGTGCTATAGCTGAGAATAAATTCTTAGCCTTAGTGTCTCCATGCATGTCGAACCAATCTAAGATGTAACATCTTTCTTGATTCATCCATGCGTGGGCATCTAGGATAATGGAGCCCATTGCTGGGCCTGAGATATTAGCTCCTGCTGACCGTACTAAGAGGCCTAGGCCACTCTCGTACTTGAAATCCAGTCCTTTAGGACCGAGTTTTGTTTCCTTGAGTAGAGCTGCCGGGAAGACTTCCTGGCAAAATTGGGAGAACTCCTTGAATAAAGGAGTGTCCTTAATGTCTGGATGTGGTTTCGTGATAGTTGAATAAGAGGGATCCGGATGCGGCGCATCCATTGCTCTGTAGATATTAAATACAGATGCAACCAACCGAATGAACGGAAGGGAGTCTCTACGCAATAAACCACGAAGGTCCGCAGACAGGCAAGAAGGTAGTCCGTTTGATAAACGGACCCCCCAACCTAGCGGCATCGTAGAACGAAGCGGGTTTCCTGAAACGAATGAGTACAAAGCAAACAGAGAAACCTTCAAAAAGGTGACTGCTGCTGCTTGCCCATTATTAGTAAGGATGACCTTTAGGTGATTTACCAAGGGTATGAAATACTCAAGGTAGATTCCCGGGTTCTTCACTTCGGTGTAGTGCAATAATTGGTTTATCCACACGTACATCGTCCGAGCAATGGTATCATTGGTCTCGGTGACCATCTTCGACCCTTTCTTAAGTGTAACTACTTTCCGAACTTGCTTTCGCAAATTCAGGAAGTACGACCACGTGGCGCGATCTGATCGTGTCCACTTCGACTCAAATATATTCTCCCGAAAGGGGGAGTTTTGAGAAGATTGAGAAGAGTCAGATGGTGAAGGACCTTTAGTACCAGGACGAGCGATTACGATCAATGGGAGATCGTTCGAGGCACATACCTTGGACTGAGCCAGGTACTCTGCATGGTTGAGATACAGAAGCCCACTAGGATCTAGAGGGTCTACGATAACAAAGTTACGTAGTCTCTGGAGGTCCCAGTCAACAATGACTGACCAATGGGCGACAGTTCTCACCATCGGATCCATGGCCAGGACACTGCTACGTGTTTCGCGTTTCCCGTTGATCAGGTACTCCACTTCCTG